ATCTTGTCGCCCTGCTTCGCGGTGGCGCCGTTGTCGTCCCCGCCCCGCCGGTCGCCCCCTCCCAAGGGCAACACGCCGGCGGCAAGACGACTCCCCGCAGCCTCACCGAGGCGCTCCGTAACCACTACAACATCACATAAAAGATAGGAGGATCGCGCCATGCCTATTACCTTGGCAGACGCCAAACTCAACACCCTGGAAGACTACGATCCGGCGATCATCGACGAGTTTCGCAAAAGCTCCCCGCTGTTAGACGCCTTGATCTTCGATACTGCAGTCAACCCCGCAGGTGGTGGCGCCACTCTCGAATACGGCTACCGGCGGCTAGTCACCCAGCGGGGTGCCGAATTCCGCGAAATCGGCAAAGAATACACCCCCCAAGAAGTCAAGACTGTAAAAAAGTCCGTGGAGCTCAAACCGCTGGGCGGCACTTTTGAGGTGGATCGGGTGCTTGCCCACCTCGGTCCTGCAGCCAGCGACGAGGTGGCCTTGCAGACCTCCCAGCTCATCAAAGCCACTAACGCGAAGTTCAACGACGCGATCATCACCGGCGACACCGCGGTCGATGCCAAAGGCTTTGACGGCCTGGATAAGGCGCTGAAGGACTCCGTGACCGAGCTGAATACCGCGGGGGAGAAAGACTGGACTGCCCTCACCACCGCCGACACCGCGCTGGCTATCCTCGACGACTTGGACGAACTCCTCGGCGCCTTGGATGGCCCGCCCACCCTGCTGCTCTGTAATAAGCGTGTGCTGGCGAAGATCCGGGCAGCAGCGCGCCGGGCTAACCTGTACACTCAACAGCCGGTTGAGGGGTTGCTTGGTGCGGGTGGCCATGAAATCACCCGGGAAATGCTCGGCAACGTCATCTTGGCGGATGCTGGCGAGAAAGCAGGCACGAACGACCCGATAGTCCCCGTGACCGCGGGCAAGACCAGCATCTATGCCGTACGCATCGGCCTAGACGGTTTCCACGGCGTGACCACTACCGATGGCCAAATGCTGCGAACCTGGCTGCCCGACTTCAGCACCTCCGGTGCCGTGAAGCGTGGCGAAGTAGAGTTGGGGCCGGTCGCCCCGGTACTCAAGTCCACCCGGGCCGCCGCGGTGCTGCGCAACGTCAAGATCGGGGCCTAATCATCATGGCCATCGTGAAAACCCCCGTCGAGGGCTACACCGGTCCTATCGGTGCTGATCTGTTCGTCGGCGGTGTCTGCACCGACGTCCCCGAAGACCGGCTGGACTACTACCGGCGGCAAGGCTACATCATCCTCGACCAGGAAAATCCCACAGCGCCGCAGGAGACGCCAATCCAGTTGCCGGCCGATGGCGCCCCGAAAGCCGACTGGGTCACCGTAGCTGTTCAGCTCGGCATTGACGTCAAAGGCAAAACTAAAGCCGAAATTATCGCGGCAGTCACCGCAGCCACCCCACCAGCGGAGGAGTAACCCCCATGGCCACCTGGCTCACCGCCGACCCTAAGATTCTGTGGCCACACCTCGACGACACCCGGCTGGAGGAGGCGAAACGCCTTATCGAACGGGCGGAAAGTATTATTCTCCAGCGGTTCCCCAGCATCCCCACCCGCATCCAGCAACACCGGCTCAGTGTTGAAGTCGTTGCTGGCGTCGTGGAGGACATGGTGGCCCGCGCTATCGCCAAAGAAGACCGGGGTGGGCTCACCCAGCTGGCCTACCCGGAGGTGACCATGCAATGGGAAACCGACGGGGCGTTAGGGCAAGGCTCAAGGCTATGGCTCACCACCGATGAGATCGTCCTGCTGGCCCCACAGCTGGCCCAGGGCGCCTGGAGCATCCGTCGCAAAGCAACACCTACGCTGCCGGAGGACCGATGCTAACCCCTCGTGTCCTCTTCCAGCCTGGGTGGCAGTATCGGCGGCAAACAACCACCCAGGACGACCCCACCACCGGCGAAATCATCGCCACCACCTACGAACCCATCGCTGGTACCGGCCTCGTCCAAGAGGCATACTGGACCGGCATGCAAGAAACCACACCCACCGGAGGCATCCGCGACGAACGACTCGTCATGTTCGCCCCCACAGGTGCCGCTGTGGCCGACCTCGACATCACCGCCAAAGACGAATTCATCGGCCCCGACGGCCGGGCGTGGCAGTGCATCAGCGACGGCATCGCCCGCGGCATCCCAGGCCGGCCACCCGACTACATTGCGGCACGAGTCCGCAGAGCAAAGGAGAAAGAACAACCATGACCGAAACCATCCCCACCACCCAAGCCGAGCAACTGCTGCCAGAGGAAGAAGGCGTCCACGACGGCATCTACCACGGCACCGACGTCGACGGCAACCCCTTCTACACCGCGGCCGGCAGCCCCTACCACCTCGCCGACATCCGCAAGAAACAAGCCGCCCGCGCCGCCGAAGCCGCCGAGAAGGAAGCAAAGGAGGAAACCCCCAGTGGCGAAAGCGAAACTCACCCTGTACCGGAGACAAATACTCCGCGACCTGCGGCGCCAAACGGTACCAGCCCGAAAGGAAATCGCCCAGGAGATAGCCAGCCAAGCTAAAGCCGTAGCCCCCGTCCTCACCGGCGACTACCGTGACGGCATCGGCACTAACGTTCGGGGCACCATGGTGCGGGTCGTCGACAACGACGAAACCGCAATCCATAAAGAATACGGCACAGCCGACACCCCCGCCCACGCCGTCCTCACCGGCACCGCCATGCGATTCGGCCGCTACCGAGGCATGAGGCCCCGATGAGCGCCATAATCCCCACCGCCTACATCCCCGGAGAGGTACGCAAACATCTACTGGCTGACGAGGAGTTCATCCGGTTACTGCATGGTGGCGCCATCACCTGCCGCGAAGTCCCCGACCCGCTCACCAAACCCCACGTCACAGTCAAAGCCGTAGGCCACCAGGGCGGCGACCCCAGGCTGCACCGGGTACTCATCCAAATCACCCCCTGGGTGCCCCGACCCGACGTTTCCCGCATCCCCGAAGACCCCGACGTCACCGCATGGAACCTCGCCACCCGCGCCGGGGAGCTAATGGCCAGGGCAAAAAACATCATCGTTGATGACACCCACGCCTGGTCCGCCCACTGGGTGGATGGCCCCATCCAGCTAGAGGACAAAAACCGGGGTCTCGACCGAATCATTTACTACGCGCCCGTTCGCATTGGTGTTCACCTGCGCAGGCGCACAATCTAAACTGTTAGGAGTGAATCATGTCTGATTATGCTGATTCCAAAAAAGCCCACGTGTGGCTGGATGGCGATGCTTTCCGCGCCCCCGTAGGCACCGCCATGCCCACCGACCCGTTTGCCGCTACCCTCACCGGGTGGGACGCCTACGGCGGCATCGAGGCAGGCATTGAGGTGACGGCTGAGCAGCAGGTCACCAAGAAGAAGATCTGGAACAAGCGCAATGCCATCTACAAGATCATCCGCGATGCTCTAGAGAGCGGCATGAAGTTCCGCGCTGTCGACAACTCGAAGGCTGCTTTGCTGACCCGACTACAGGGCGGCAAGATCACTAAGAAGGGTGATCTCTACGTTGCCGAGCTTGGGCTTGGTGAGGAGTTCGCTTACTTCTGCCGGTTCGATGACGGCGTTTCCAAGATGGCGTTCTACTGCCCCCGCGTGACCCTGGCATCGCCGGCGAAGCGCGCCACCCTTGACGACCAGAACCTGGACGGCTGGGAGTTTGACAACAGTTTCCTTGACGGCTACGAGGAAATCATCCCCGAGCTGCCCGCAGGTATTACCGTGCCCTAATGGCTACCACTTCATGCCCATTTTGCGCAATCATCATGGGGGAGGGCTGGGCGCGGGAAGTCTACAGCGACGACCATGCCGTGGCGTTTTTCCCACTTCGGCCCGCGACGCTCGGGCATACCCTGGTAGTTCCCCGTCGGCATATACCCGATATTTGGGAGCTGCCAGAGGCTGACGCCGCGTGCCTATCTCGTGCTGTCTTGCGGGTTGCTGCGGCGTTACGCGCAGCTGTCACCCCGGATGGGCTGAATATCATTCAGTCCAGCGGGGCGGTGGCAACCCAAACCGTCCCCCACCTGCATATACATTTGGTGCCGCGCTGGGCAGCAGATGCTATGGGTCCTATTTGGCCGGCTAAACCTCCCAGCCACCCGCCACAAGCGCTTGGCAACCTCCGCGACAAGCTGGCTGGCCTCATGCAGGGCGGGCTAGGCGGCGGCTCTGCCTAAAACCCTTATTCCTTCCAAACACTAGGAGAAAACAAACCTCATGGAAAAAATCGACCTATTCGAGCGTGCCCTTGCTATCAACGGTGGTGACCCCGTACCTGTTACCCTGCTTGGCGTTGATTTGTCGTTGCGCCGAGATTTCACCGGCCAGGAAGCCCACGACATTGTTCGGGCACTGTTTGACCATGCTGATGAAGTAGTCTATGACCAGGCCACACGGGTTATCGCCCTAGTGTCTGACTCCCCCAAGAAGGCCCAAGAGGCGTTCGTTGACAAGCTCATGACGTTAAGTCTCGCCGAGGTCATGCGGGTGTTTGATGTCATCGGTGAGATCTGCGGCTACCGGGATGCCGATGGTAATTTTTTTCCTACATCCTCCAGCTAATCAGCCCCCAGGAGTTCGCTAGGCGGCTGGTTGGTTTCCAATCCAAATACCACCTGAACTACCGCCAATGTCTGGCAGAAATGTGGTGGGTTGACCTAGCGATACTCGCTGATGGGCTGGATGAGTGGACCCCTACTGATGAAAACATTGCCCGCCTGGTGGACCGGGAGGATTACTGGCTGAACTCCGAATATAAATCGTGGATCACCGACCCCGACGACCCTGAAGTGCAGGCGGAGAAAACCCGCCAGAAACTACTAGGCGTGAAGCCCCCGGAGCAGCCGCAGCTGTGGCCTGTCGCGGTTCGTCCACCAGCGCTGCAGCAGCAGCTGGTGCAGGCGGCCACTCAGGCGGCGGAGAAGACGGCTAAACCGGCAAGAAAGAAGATCACCATCACGGAGTTTCTGCGTATGCGCGGCAACTAGGCAGTTAAGAGGAGGGCATAATGGCCGGCGGTAAGATTGATATTCTGGTTGAGCCGAACGCTAAGGGGTTCAACCGCGCCCTGGAATCTAGTCTAGGTAGCGCCTTGGGCATTGCTGGGAAACTTGGTGCCGGTATCGGCGTCGCCCTCGGCCTTGGCAGTGTTGCCAGCGACATTGTGTCTGTCGGCACCGAATACCAGAGCCAACTGAACACCATGGCGGCGGTGAGCCAGGCGACCGCGGGGCAGATGGATGCTGTGCGCGCCAAGGCTAGGGAACTCGGCAACGACATCAGCCTCACCGGCACGTCGGCATCTGATGCCGCAGCGGCCATGACCGAGCTCGCCAAAAACGGTCTAACCGTTGCCCAATCCATGGAAGCCTCCAAAGGCACCTTGCAGCTGGCTGCCGCCGCCCAGATTGATGCCGCCCAAGCCGCCACCATCCAGGGGCAAGCGTTGCAGGCGTTCGGTTTGGGCGCCCAAGAAGCAGGCCGGGTATCCGACATCCTTGCAGGTTCAGCGAACGCTAGTGCCGCGGAGATCACCGACGTGGCCCAAGCCCTCCAGCAAGCCGGCACAGTGTCCCATGCCTTTGGCGTGAGCATCGACGATACCTCGACCGCAATCGCCATGTTCGCCAACGCCGGCATCACCGGCTCCGACGCCGGCACCCTGCTGAAAACTTCCCTGCTGGCGCTCACCGATCAAGGCAAACCCGCGCAAAACGCCATCCACGATCTAGGCCTAACCGTCTACGACGCCCAAGGCAAATTCGTGGGGCTGCCGTCCCTGATCGGCCAGCTGAACGCCGCGTCAAACCGCATGACGGAGGAACAATACCAGGCGGCAACCGCCACCCTGTTCGGCTCCGATGCCATGCGCTTCGCTTCTATCGCTGCTGGCAAAACCACCGAGGACTTCAATGCCCTCAAAGAGGCGGTCACCCGGCAAGGCCAGGCCGCCGAAGTCGCAGCAGCACAAACCAAAGGCCTACCAGGCGCCCTGGAACGCCTCGCCAACGCCAAAGAAGACCTCACCCTCGGCCTATTCGAGGCCCTCCAAGACGATCTGGTAGCAGCCGCCGACGCCGGTACTGCCGCCCTCGGCAAGATCGGCCCCGCCGCCGAATCAAGCATCCACCTAGCATCCGGCGCCGTGCACGGGCTTGTTACCGCCCTCACCCCCGTGGCCGGTCTTGCATCCACACTCGCCAACGATTTCACCGGGCCCCTGCTCGGCATCGCAGCAGTCATGGCCCTGAAAAACTGGACAGACTTCCCTACGAAAATCCAGCAAGCCACCCAGTCGATGGCCACGATGAAACAGGGTGTTGCTGACCTGCAAGAATACTACCGAAAAGGCCACAAGGCGATCAGCGAGTTCGACGCGAAAACCCAATACATGATTACATCATCCAACGGGTTGACGCAGGCCTTAGGTAGGTCGCGGGAGGCATTCAGCTCCGGGTCGGAGACCATGCAAGTCGCAGCTAAACGCTACTTCTACGCCGGTAATACCATTGCCTCCAACGCCGCGAAAATCGGCAATGCTGCCGCGGGCGCAGCTAAAGGCGGCCTATCCCTCATGAAATCCGCCGCAGGTGGTTTAGTAGACGCTTTGGGCGGGCCATGGGCTGTTGGCATCATGGTCGCAGGCGCAGTCATCGGCGGATTCGTCGAGGCCAACCATGCCGCCACCGAAGCCCAGCGCAAGCTAGCGTCGGCGACAAAAGCAACCCAGGCCGCCCAAAACGACTTGGCCAAAGCGGTTTCCGGCACCACCGGCGCCCTAACCGAACAGGCGAAAAAAGCGGCAGAACAACTCGCCGACGCCAGCTTGACCCAGCTCACTGCCATCGGCAAAGCCCGAGAGGGATTCATCTCTCATGCGGACCCTACTCGCGCATCCTCCGAGTGGAACAGCCTTTCCCTGAAGGAGCAGCAGGAAGCGACGCGCAGCGCATCTGAAATATCAGACGCCTACGAAGTGCTGAAAGCTAAGCTCACCGCTACTGGCCTGAGCATGGAGAATCTTAACGGCATTGTTGCCGAGGGCGGCGACGACTATAAGAAACTCGTTTCCGAGCTGCGTGCTGCTGGTGAGGAAGGCGAGCGTGCTGCGGGCTACCTGGAGAAATCGCGGAAGCAGATCGAAGACACGATAGCTGCTGCGCGCCGGGTTGACCCTGCTGCCGCCCAGGCGGCCAAGGGAATTGATGTTCTGGCGGATTCGTCGGCCAACGCCAACGATAAGCTGAACGCCCTGGAGTCGATCATGCAGGCCATGGGCCTGGCGCCTATGGCGGCAGAAGAAGCCATGGCTTCCGCAGCTCAGGCTGTGGATGACATGGTGAAATCCGCCGAGACTGCGAACCACCCGGTAGAGGAACTGGGCGCAAACCTGGGTGACTTGGCAACCGGCAAGCTAGATATGACGAATGCTTCCGCTAGGGAGCTGAGTAAGAAGCTCTCGGCGATGCGGCAGGAGCTGGAAAAGGTCGCCACCGCGGGCGGTAACACTAATGATGCGTACAAGCAGATGCAGGGTTCCTTTGCCACTATCGGCCAGGAGTTCGGCCTGACCGCGGAGCAGGTCCAGCACCTAGCCGACACATATGGCGTGCTGCCCAAAGAGATCACCACCCTGGTTGGTGTCAATAGCGAAGGCGCTAAGAAGGAGTTGGCCACAGTATGGTCGCAGTTATACCCGCTCAAAGATGGCGCCAGCATCGAAGTTAAAGCCGTGGGCGAACAGGCCATGGGCGTACTCAAAGACCTAGGCGTCAAGGCGGAAAAACTCCCTGATGGCATCAACATGAAGCTGACCGCCACCGACGCTGACGCCGTGGCCAAGCTCGGAGAAGTGGCAGCGAAAGCCGACGCTATCGGCGACAAGCCGGTCGACGTGAAACTGCTGCTGGACGACACGAAGTTCACGACCAACGCGGCAGCCGCTAAGAACCTGGTTGATGATCTGGCGATCCAGAAGCCTTCCCCGCAAGCCCAGCTCATCATTGATGATTTCCTCAAGTCCGGGGAGATTGCCAAAGGTGACCTGTACTACCTGACCGGCCTATCGGCCCGTCCCCAGGCTGAGCTGGACAAAGATTTGTTCGATGCCGGGTTTAACACAACCAAGGAGCAGTTGGACTCGCTTACCCGTACCACGGCGATGCCGACTGTCGACGCGAACACCGCGCCTGCGCACAACAAGATTCGTGATCTCTGGAATGCGCTAGTTTCGCTGACGGCTATGGGGCCAGTCAGCGTTATGGGCATCGCAGCGAAAGCTACCGGACTTTCAGGAAAAGCATCTGGTGGCCGCCTACCAACAGCCGGCCCCGGCACCGGCGTCACCGATGGTATCCTTGCGGTCAACCCCCAAGGCGCACCCTTGGCGTGGGTGGATGCCGGCGAATGGGTCATCAACCGACACTCGGCTGACCAATACAACCACACCCTGCACCACCTGAACCAGGGTGATGGGCCAGGCGCCCTGGCGGCACTCTATAACGAGTTGCCCCACCACGCTACGGGCGGGCGGGTGCAGAAGGTTAAGAATGATCTGGCCCCGCTGGATGGCACCCCCTACATCCTGGGCGGTTTTTCCCTGGCTGGTGTGGATTGTTCCGGCGCTGTGAGTGCCGCGGTGAACTCGTGGGAGAATGTGCCGATCTTCCAGTCCCGCATGAGCACCGCCACGGAAGGCCCGTGGCTTGCCGCCCATGGCGCCCTGCCTGGCCGCGGCAATGCTAGCGATTTCCAGATCGGCTGGTGGGATAACGGTGGCGGCGCCAACGGGCACACCGCCCTTAAACTTCCCGACGGTACCTACATCGAATCCGGTGGCAACACTGGTGGTGGCCTCACCATCGGGCGGGGTGCCGGCCCTCTCGACGGGCGGGGTTTCACGAACTGGATGCACTTTTCCGGGAGCGCTGCTGACCTGAACCTCCCCGCCCTGGAGCTGGCGTTCAGCAGCCTCACTGGTGGCGGCACCAGCGTGAGCTGGGGCGAAGCCCAATCCCTCCATGACCTGGCCATCAAATATCTTGGGGCAAAAATCTACGACCAGGGCGGCATCCTCCCCCACGGCGGCGTAGCGGTCAACCTTTCTGGCCGCCCCGAGATGGTGCTGCCCCCG